AAGCAAGAGCATAAGAACAAGATTGAGACTATGCGCCTGCAAGGTGAGATGGCGGCACAGGGTGTGCAGCTTCAATTGCAGGTTATGGATAAACAGGCTGAGATTGAGGAAACAAAGGCGATATACAATTATGCTAATCCATCTTCTGGATTTGCTGCACAGCTTGCAGCCACCGTTCGGCCTGTTATCACCTATCTGTTTTTTGCTCTATTCATGGCGACCAAGGTCGTGATCATGGTCAAGGTAACGGAACAGGGCGGGGATTGGATGTCCGGCGTTAACCTGATGTTTGACGATGAGACAAAAGGGCTGTTTGCCGCTATCCTTTCGTTCTGGTTTGGGAACCGCGCCGTCAGCAAATACATGGGTAAAAAATGACCCTGACCAAAGACCATATCATCCACATCCTGCACGGCAACTCTGATGCTGCGGCATGGGCCGATGCGGCAATGGAAATCCTGCCCAAATACGAGATCAACACCCCCAACCGTATTGCGGGATTTTTCGCGCAAACGGGCCATGAGAGCATGAATTTTACGGCCCTATCTGAGAACCTAGCCTACCGGGCTGAAACCTTGGAAAAGCTTTTCTCCAAGTATTTTTCCAAGGCCGGACGTAATGCAGCGGACTACGCCAAGCAGCCTGAAAAGACCGCCAATATCATCTATGGTGGCCGTATGGGCAACGTGCAAGAGGGCGATGGATACCGCTTTCGTGGGCGGGGCGTGATCCAATTGACTGGGCGCGACAACTATACGGCGTTTGGCAAGAGCGTTGGCATGTCGCCGGAACAGGTGATCGACTACGTCCAGACCAAGAAGGGGGCGCTGGAAAGTGCTTGCTGGTATTGGAACAGCCGCAAGATCAACACGGCCTGCGATAGCGGCGACATCGTCCTGATGACCAAGCTGGTGAACGGCGGGACCATTGGCCTAGAGGATCGCAAGAAGCACTATGAGCAAGCCTTGGCCGTCCTCGGTGGCGCTGTGCCAGCCCCGATTGCCAACGCTGCGGCTATCCTTGGCGTCCTAAAGAAGGGTTCCACGGGCGAAAACGTCAAGCGGTTGCAGGCCGAACTGGGGCTTGAAGACGATGGTGTGTTTGGACCAAACACCGAAAGCGCGGTCAAAAAGTGGCAAACAGCCAATGGCCTTACCGCCGATGGCATCGTCGGACCTAAGACATTGGCTAAACTGCTCGGATGATGTAAGGTCATCGCAGACACAGGGGTGACGGCATGGCTGGCTTAACTTACACCACATACAAGACGCAGGTCGCCCAGATGGCGGTCGTGGCGGAGGATGACCCGAACTTCGTGGCCATTCTCCCCATGATGATTGACTATGCCAACCTTCGCATCTGCCGCGATCTAGACCTTTTGTTCACATCCGTATCGCTGCATGGCGCAGGATATGCGTTGACAGTTGGCAACCGAAACCTGTCTTTCTCGCAAGACTTGGGCAACGGCACGTCTTTTGTGGTCGGGGAACAGATCAACTTGATTTTGAACGCAACCACGCCCACCGACCCAGACACTGGAACCCGCGTTCCTTTGCTGCCAACAACCAAAGAGTTTTTGGATGCTGTCTACGGATCGTCTTTGGTGGCTAACCGTGGCGTTCCCAAGTATTTCGTGCCGTTCAACGATACCCTGTTCCTTGTTGGGCCTGTTCCAATTCAAAGCTACTATGTTGAAGTGATTGGAACGGCCCGCCCAGCGCCGTTGTCTGCCTCTGTCCCTACAACTTTTATCAGCGAGTATCTGCCCGACCTGCTAATGATGGTGTCAATGGTTTACATCTCAGCCTACCAGCGGAATTTTGGCAAGGAAAGCGACGACCCACAGATGGCGCAGAGCTACGAAAACCAGTATCAGTTGCTGCTTCAATCTGCTGGTGTCGAAGAGGCCCGCAAGAAGTTTGAAGCCGCAGCATGGTCGTCACAATCTCCGGCATCTGTTGCCAGCCCAACACGAGGCTAACCCATGCCACACGCCAGCCTAAAGCTTATCCCAGGGGTTGATCAGAACCGCACTCCGGCGCTGAACGAGGCAGCTATTTCTGAAAGCAATCTGATCCGCTTTATGCCGGATCAACAGGGGCAGGCGTTGCCGCAAAAGCTTGGTGGCTGGACAAAGTTTATTCAAACGATCCAATGGGACACTGTTCGGGCGCTTCACGCATGGTCAGACACAAACGGGCACAAGTATTTAGGGATCGGCGCTGACACGTCTTTGCAAGCCAGCGAAAGCGGAAACACGGCGGTTAACATTTCCCCGCAGTATTACACTGGGAACATAACAGTAAGCTTCACTACCACCCTTGCAAGCAATGAAGTTGTCATCACCGACACTGGGTCGAACGTGTCATCGTACGATTCAATTTACCTTCAAACACAAGTCAGTGTGGGAGGTATTGTGCTATCTGGTTTCTATACATGCCAGCAAAACGGGGCAAACACATACAGCATTTTTGCCAAGAACATCATTGGTGTGCCTACGCCCGCCACGGCAGCGGTTGTTAATGGTGGCGCTGTAGCTGCCTTTACAACAACAATCAGTCCTTCAACGCCCATTGTAACGGTCACCTTGGCGGATCACGGATATTCCGTTGGTTCCACATTCCCGATCTTAGTTGCCACGGACATCGGAGGCGTTACTCTGTACGGAAACTACATTGTGACATCAGTGCTTTCCACCAGCACATTTACAATTACTGCGCCCAGCGCCCCCACAAACATTCTTAGCGGCATAATTTCTGCAAGTTGGTTGGCCGGAACAGCCACGATTATTATGAACAATCTTGCAATTGTCCCCATTGGCACTTCAATTGTTGTCGCGGGCATGACCCCCGCTGGCTACAATGGTACATACACTGTGACCGCCTCATCCGCCGGATCGTTGAGCTATGCAAAAGCGGTAAACCCAGGCGTTGGTACTGTCTTTGGCACAGTAACCGCCGCCGCCGTGACCTATCAAATGAATGGCGGCAAGGCGCGGATCAACTACTACATTGGCCAGCAGGCAACAACGCCACCTGTAGGTTATGGTGCGGGTGGTTATGGTGACGGCGGGTACGGCACTGGGGTTGTTTTCAGCGGAACTGGGCGCGTTTACACTGGCGTAGGCATTGTTGGAAACGGCACCACGGCAACCGTTACGCTTTCGTCCAATGTCTACGTCACGCCTAGAACCACTGTCACCATCACTGGTTCGGCAAACTTTAACGGCACTTACACAGTTATCAGTGGTATTGCTGGAGTATCAACCAGCACCTTTGTCATTGCATCCTCTGCGGCGTTTACAAACGCGGGCGCGACCGTAACAGTGTCGGCGTGGGGGTTTGAAATGCCCGTGCTTACTGAACCAGATTGGACTTTGGACAACTTTGGAGAATACTTGGTGGCATCGCCGCATTATGGTGAAATTTTCTTCTGGAACCCCGCAGATGCAAACGGTCATGCCGCTGTCATTCCCAACGCTCCGCTGGTTAACGAGGGCTTCTTTGTGGCCATGCCAGAGCGCCAGATTATTGCCTATGGGTCCACGTTCACGGGCTTCCAAGACCCGCTTCTGGTGCGGTGGTGCGATGTCGGTAACTTCACCAATTGGGTTGGCACGGTTACCAATCAAGCCGGATCGTATCGCATTCCCAAGGGTTCAAGGATTGTTGGTGGTCTTCAAGGTCCACAACAGGGCCTCTTGTGGACCGACCTTGCCCTGTGGTCGATGCAATACATCAACCTTCCTCTGGTTTATTCGTTCAACGAGGTAGCGGCTGGTTGTGGTTTGGTGGGCCGAAAGGCGGCGGGAACGCTGGCTGGCACTGTTTACTGGATGAGCCAAAGCCAGTTCTTCAAGTTGTCTGGTGTTGGCGTTGAACCCGTGCAATGTCCAATTTGGGATGTGGTGTTCCAAGACATCGACACCAATTATTGGGAAAACGTGGTCTGCGCCCCGAACTCGCGCTTTGCAGAAATTTCGTGGTACTACCCCATCAAGTTAAACATCGGCACTGCGCTTGAAGGCGTTCCAACCAATTACGTCAAATACAACGCCTTGCTGGGCCAGTGGGACTATGGAACGTTGTCGCGCACGGCATGGATCGACCAAGGCGTAAACGGGCCACCGATTGCCGCTGCTGGGGATTACAACATCTACCAGCACGAAACATCAAACAGTGCTGATGGGTCAGCAATGAACTCGTTTTTCCAAACGGGTTATTTTGCCGTTCAAGAGGGCGAACTAAAAACCTTTATTGACCAAGTTTGGCCTGACATGAAGTGGGGGTTTTACAATGAAAACCAAGGGGCCACCGTCATAATCACATTCTACACGGCAGACTACCCTGGCGATACAACAAGACAATATTCGTTTACGGTCACGCAAGGCACTGATTTTGTGACGCCGCGTTTCCGTGCTAGGCTTGTGGCGATCAGGGTTGAAAGCAACGATGTTAACTCTTTCTGGCGGCTTGGAAACATCCGATACCGCTATCAACCTGATGGGAAGTTCTGATGTCATCACTCTCAGACATTCTTACGTCTGCCAAGAACATCGCCGTGGCGATAAATACGGCAGCCCAAACCTATTTGAGGGTTCAGGGCGCGCAGAGGTCTTTGACTTTAACGCCAGCTTTGCCAGTGGTATCACCAGCGGGTGTTCACCTTGTCTCTAGTGGGCAGGGTCGCTTGGCATCCGTAAGCGTGGTTGTCGCCGGATCGGCTGATGCCATGATCTACGACAGCAACCTAACAACATCCCTAACCGAAGCCCTTGCCGTTGTAGACAACGTCATTGGTGTTGTCATCATCAACATGCCCTACAACAGTGGACTGGTAGTGGTCCCAGGCACAGGTATGACCATTGTCGTATCGTACTCGGAAGGAGAATAAGATGTCTCAAAAACAGGTCATAGCGGCAGCACTTCGCACCGCCCGCGCTCACGGTGGCAAGGTCCACAAAGGTGCCATCCATAGCTCTGTGGCGGGCCGCACGGACCATCTACCGATGCACGTTGCTTCAGGTTCCTACGTCATCCCCGCCGACATCATCTCGGCGCTTGGCGAAGGCAACAGCATGGCGGGCTTCAAAGTCGCCAAGCACATCTTCAGCCGCCACACCCGCGACATTACCAAGGGTACGCCGTACGGTGAAAGCGGCCTGCCTTATAGCAAGGCTGAAGGCGGCAGTCTGTCTGATGCGGTAAGCGCATTCAAAACACCTGAAGCCGCAAAGGCTCTAATTGAGACAGTTCTGAACCGCGCCATGCACCGCGATACTCGTAAGGGGGCAAAAAATCCGGTTTTCGGTCCTGTTCTGGATACGCTTTTGCCGTACAGCAAGGCCGATGGTGGGGCAACAGACTGGGATCACGTCCCGCATAAAGGTGGTGGTGGCGCTGATAGCGGTCAAGCCGCAAATCGTACGCCCGCCAGCCGTCCTGATGGCGGCGGGTCTAATGCGCCATCAAAACCGCCATCTCGTCCTGACAACGGCGGGTCTAATGCGCCTGTCCGCGAAACCAATGGCAACAACGGCGGAAACAATGGTGGCAACAACAATTCGCGCCCTAAACCCCGTCCGGCTGACTTGGCCCCCGCGAAAGCAGACAAATACACTGGTTTTTGGGACATGATCAACGGTGGCGGCAAGGGCGGTGGATATAAGAACGTTGGCGATATGTTTGACGGTGGCGGCATGGGCGCTAAAGGCGACAAGCCCGCCTTTGGGGATGTCCTCATAGGCAAGACCAACGGCTACAATAGCTGGCTTGACCGCGTCAATGGTGGCGGCAAAGGCGGATCGCTGTTTAACCCAGCGCCAAGCGGTGTGGCCGCACCCGCCGCAGGAACTGCCGCAGCGCCTGAAGGAACAAAACCAAGCTGGGTGAATAAAAACGCTGGGCTGCTTGGCGCTGGTTTGGGGATTATTACGGGTCTTGGGCCTATTGTTGGCGCTGGGATCGGAAATACTTTTAAGAAGGATGATGAGGGAAAAAGCAAGATAACCAATTTCCTTGGAATGGCCGATGGCGGCGCGACCGATGGTATCCCGATTGTAGCCGCTGGTGGGGAGTATGTTATCCCGCCGGAAGATGTTGTACATATCGGTGGTGGCGATCTGGATCACGGGCACAAGGTCTTGGATGCGTTCGTGAAAAAGATGCGTCAGAAAACCATCAAGACCCTGCAAAATCTGCCAGGGCCGAAAAAGGATTAGATATAAATGACAGAAATCTCCGTCCGCGAAGGGGTTGTCGAGGACTTTAATGAACTGATGCGCCTGTGCATTGATGCTA